CCTAATATTTGTTGTCAAACGGAACTTATCGTTCAACGATGGATCGGAAAATGGTGGGCTGATAAGGCCAAAGATGTTTTTGAGTGTGTTAAATGTGAATGGCGCTGGTTGGAGTGGTCTTGAATGATGAAAATACCTTGGGATGATGGCGAATGCAGTGAATGCGGAGACAAAATGTTAGTTGCTCCATCATTCAGTGATCATAATGAATGCAAAGCATGTAAGATGTTAGCTGCAATTGAAAGAATCGCGTACGCGCTAGAATTAAGGGTGGGGATTGAATGAGTTGCGAGATTTGTGGAGATGAAAAGTGCAATGGAGATACCTATGGTGTAGATCATCCTCAATGCAATATTCCAAATTGTGAAATATATTTAGACAATGAAGATTCTCTGGACTATGGAGTCTGTGTATTCTGTCGTAAAGAACGACGTTGGCGCATGGAGGATGCCTGGCGAAGGTTTGAGGAGGAAGAAGAAGAATGATTCCAACAAAAAAGAAACCATATGTTCACTATCAAAAGAAAAAACAATGCGAATGTGGAACCTACATTTCCACCGCGTCTTCAAATTCTTCTTGGAAACCTCGCACTTGTGCCAGATGTGTTCGATTAAGCCGAACGAATGCGCGCGTCCAGGAAAAAAAAATTTGAACAGACGTTCAGAATTTAAGTCATAATTTGAACATGAGGCATTCCGGCTGCGATCTGAGTGGAGGTTGGCATTATTGCTATCGGGAAGTCTGATAATTCAGGACCAGTTACAACAGATGGTAATGCGTTAAGTCTTATCCAATCAGGAATACCACCTTTGACCGCATCTTCCTTTCCAAATGCTTCATCAAATCCAACCATTTGTTTAGAAGCGTCGTAGTATTCTCGCAAGGTGCTTACCGTTTGAGTCTTTTCAGCAAAATTACCATCAAGGTTATGCCACCAATCCGCTAACGCATCAGCCCTTAGCATACGCTCTGGGCGAATACCGCCAGCAAGCCACATAGGAAACGAATAACCCATCTGACCTTCAGGCGTTAATGGCTGAAGAGTTCCTTGATTTAGTAATTGAATAAGTTGGGCCTCCTGGTATTCAGTATAATATCCCATCATATATTCAACAACGTTACAATCCACGGAATCTATGGCCATGTAAACACTCATTTGAGGGTCGTTAAAATCGGATGCTGATGCTGCATATAGTATAAGTGTCAAATAAACATGGTCTGAATAGAAGTTAAAAGTGGGTGTGGAGCCTAAAAACTGATTAGGAAATTCATCTGTAATTACTGGTATAGTAAGATTGGTTTTAATCATCGATGCTTTGAATATTACATTGGGGTCACTTGCCGGTGGGCCAGCGTTAGCAAATACTTCAGCCAGTGTCATTTCAGTGGGCACTACTGGATATTTTGACACATAAAACAAATACGCCGCATTATCATCAGTCTGGGCGGCGAATTGGCTATCATCATAAAAGTCAATGAAGTTAACTGTATGTCTATGACCTGAACGTAAGTTAATTCTTTTTTGATATAATTTATAGTTGAACCCACTTAATTCAACCACTTCATCAATGCTTATCGATTCTCTGAATTCATGTATTGCCATTGATTTCACTTCCTTTTGGGTTTCCTATCTGGATGAAGTTTGTAGTACGCGATCCGAGCCGCCTTTTGTCTGAGCCTGAAATATTCCTTTGGATTCTCATTCTTTCGCTTAGCCCTAAATGTAAATTTCTTGTTGAAAGTGATCCAGGCGTTAGGCTTTGTTCTCTTCTTCCGCTTAGGAGCCTCTGTCACGACAGCCTCGGCGACTTGAGCATCCGTTGGAACCACTTGCGTCAAAACCTCCCCCTCTTTGATGAATATTTGAAAGGCAGGTTGCCCACTAATCATATACGCTTGATATGCTGGAATTGCAATCATATCAATGGGAAATACGGTTGTCTGGTCACCTACGATTAAGCCGGTAATCGCACCGACACCGCCACCAATAGCAGCCCCAACCGGACCGCCAACAGCACCAACGCCAGCACCAACCAAAGCCAAAGACGACGCAAGTTCACCTTTCGCTTTCGCCCGTTCAAGTCTTTTACCCAGATCAACACCTCAGAGGTCTTGTGCTTGAGTCAATAATTGAGTCATATGTTTCTCGGTCACCGATGTTGTTTCAGCAATAAGCATGATATCAACCTCAAGGGTTACATCATCCCACGCAGAATTCGATGAGGATGAATCAACTGCTATGCCAACCAATAGGTCGGACACAACCGGATAGCCCCCTGGGTGATAGTCGCGCATTGGGTAAATGTTGTGCTGAACATTAACGTCGTATTGTGATGGAGCTTGGCCGGCGAGGGTATGAACCCACCACTCTTCAATATGCAAAACATCAGGCGAAGCAATTCCAACGTCTGCGGCGTTTTCATAAGCACGAGTTGAAACAAATACTTTCCATGCGTCACCGTCGTCGGTGTCTGGGGCATTTGGAATAGAATTACCAATAGGCAACCAAATTCCAGTATTAGCAAGACTCAAAGTTCCACCTGAGGCATTAGGATCGCGAAGTTGAATGTAAATATCCTTAACTAAAAGTCCTTGACGTTTAACGACATTTACATAGTCAGATAAGTCGATTCGCCCGTAAACAAGCGATAGGTCACCGCCACCATCAGCAGTGAATTGTAGTCGGTCCCTCAAAATTATGTCAGTTTTAGCCTTAGCCATGCAGCGCGGAAGAGGTTTAGTGTTAAAAACACACCGTCAGCACCTCCGACCTATCCTTTGAGCCGAAGGCGACCTCGGACAGCCGGCGGCTTGAGCCCCCCTCCCTACACTTACCCTTAGTTGAGGCCGAATGATATAGTCATTAGGCCCGATTCTTTTTTTTCAAGCGGTAGGTATTTACCAAGAAGCCTCGTCCGAGGGGTATGAAGGTTCAAAAAACCATCTCGCTTACAGCCGATACCCTGACCATCTCCAACAAGATGGAGAATTTTAGCGGTTGGGTGCGCGCCAGGCTTCGGCAATTCGATGAAGGAGTAGATCCAGTGGATTTAGATTTGAGATATCAGGCATCAATACTACGCTACAAAACACTTAGAGCCGCGATAGAATCATGTTTTCCTCATACAGATGATTTCTCTGCTCAAGACGTATTCGCCAGATACCTGGAGATGATGGAACAAAAGAGGATTAGTGATTTTGAATGAACCAATGCCCTAATATTTGTTGTCAAACGGAACTTATCGTTCAACGATGGATCGGAAAATGGTGGGCTGATAAGGCCAAAGATGTTTTTGAGTGTGTTAAATGTGAATGGCGC